AGAATATGTCGTTGGAAGTGTGAGACTTCTATTATAAGGATTGAGTGAAACTGTAGTTGTTGGGCTGTTGTAAGTACCAGTCTTATGATTTGGTTGAATTACTCTTGCAGAGAAGAGATTGTTTCCTCCAACGTATCCCTTTACAGTTTCTCCAACTGTAAAGATACCAGAGGTCATTGAAATTTCAATCAATTTTGGAATAATGTCAATTCCAGAAATTCCATCGAAGAATGGATAATATCTGGTGAGTGGTTTCAGTCCTCCAGAAATAAAGGTTACGTTTCTTGATCTAATATGAGTGTCCGAAACGCTAGAGATCTTAATTGTTTCAATATAAGATCCATCAAAGTCGCCAGTTATGCTTCTTGTGCCACCGTCAACATAAATGTTTCTTACCCAATTGTCTGATGCTGGAGTCAGTCTAATTCTTCCAACAAATTCAATCATGTTGAATGGGTTGACATTCTCAACTCTAGAAGCAAGTGGTTGCTCAATCCAACTCTTTTCTTCATACTTGAGGGTAATTAAATCGCCAGTTTTTTGTACATTCGTATCAAGAAGTTTCAGATTTGAACTGAAATCTACACTGTTAACATTGAGTGAAGGATCGATTGATATTTCTGGTTTAACTGAATAGAAATCCAGAGGAGTCAACAACTCGTTATTTTGAGTATCGATATCTACTTTTGATAATCCAGAGTCTAATCTTGATACGTCTTTAAAGTCGTCTACAAAGAATCCACTCTTAAATCTGTCAAGACCATCAACGTCTCTTACTTGGAATGTCTTAGTATCGAGTTCCAGAAGAGAAAGTGAAGTGACAATTTCAAGATTCTCAATTCTATCTTCAAGTTTTCCAATATCTCTCATAGTATAACGTCTGTTATCTACAAGACTAATCTTCACATCATCTGTATTGTACAAGTATGCTGGATATTCAATTGTTGCAATATCCATTGCCTCTTCAGAGTTGAATGGGACTTTTGGATTTCTTGAAGATACGCCTTTGATAACGCTAAATGCACCAGACTTATCAAGAACTACTTTATCAATTCTTGGTAGATAGAAATCGTATCCAATCAGTGAACTCTCCTGTGGAGTTACAACCAAAGTTGGATTTGTTCCTGAAGTTCCAAACGTTCTGCTTGCAAAAGCAAATGGGGAACTGGTGGTTACAGTAAACGGTGCTACTCTTGGTCTAAAGTCCAGAGTATCTGAGGATCTCAGTCCACTTGGAAGTAGTGGAATATCAGTAGTAAATCTTTCTGCATCATAAGAATTGACTGTATAAACGTCACCACTATCTGTAGAAGGAACTGTATAATTATTGTATATTACTAATAACTGATACGTTGGAATGTATCCATCGTTCTTTCTAACAAGTTTTGAATAGTCGTAATACTGTTCTTTCTGACCCTTATCGAGATAGAATTTTTCAGTAATATCCTGATAGTTTCCTTCAGTTATCAATTGAATAGTTGAGGAAATGGCAGATTCTTCAAAATCAACAATCTCTCCCTCAATGAATTTATTTGAATTTAGATATACAATCTCAATTAAAGTTGTTGATGATCTGGTTACAATTTGAGCAACTGCATTAGAATCTCTACCAACTACCCTTTCACCAAGAATGGAGTTTGTATCTAATCCAAGACCGGAGGGGAATGTCAGAGAATCTAATGAAGGTGCATTAGTATTGTATGATTCATATACTGCAATAACTCCAACTACGTCTGGTACATTTAGAGAAATTTCTCTATCTTCAACCCTAAGACCATAGAATGAATTTACTGAAAGACCAGTAATATTAGTTGAAATACCAGAAACAGTATTGTTGACAGTCAGTTTACTACTTCTTGTAAACTCTTTCTTTTTGTTTCTGATACCATTCTTCTTAACTGTCGTATTAACAGTAACATTGCTGCTCTGATTTGCAGTAAGACCTCTAATGGTAACCGTTGTTCCGTCACCACTCAGACTAAACTGATCTGAAGTTAGATCTTCTACTTGACCACTGCTGTAGTGTACACTATATCTTTCAGAATCAAATGCTTCGAAGAACGCACTTGTGATACCTACAGAAGAAATGGGAATAGTCATTGTTCCCACAGAATCTGTAGATTCTTCTCTAACTTGTCTTGATACAATCAGATTAGAATTAGAAAGATTTACAGAAGATACGTCATTCGAACTGATTGGTGCATATAGACCACCATTTTCATTTACCTTGGTGTTTCCAACAGCAAATGTAACTGTTTCTGTTCCAGAAGGAAGAGCACCACTACAAACGTCATCAACGGTTGCAACTGCAGCGACAGTCATTGAGGATCCGTCTGCTGCAACGGCAGAAACTCTGTTAAATGTTTCTGTGCTCAAACCTGAAATTTGATATCTAATGATAGTATCCGTTTTGATACCAGCGAAGAATTTTCCAGGAGAAGTTACATTACCTCCACTGGTGATTCTAATCGTATCAGTAATACCAAAAGTCTTTGGAAGATATCTTTGTAAAACCGTATCACCACTAAAATCAACTTTGAGTTCTGAATTGATTGAAGTGGAATCTTGATATACCGATTTTACATCTTGGATTCCAAATGCTTGAACAGACTTAACAGATCTAGAAACTTCTGTAGTTTCATTGATAAGAAGTTGTTCTCCGGCAATAAAAGTTCCAGAGGTCTGAACGAGAGTAATTACGGAACCTGAAGCAGCATCTTTAACATATCCAGACGCTCCACTGCTCACCCCTCTTATATAAGAAGTTGCTGGGCATTGTGAAGAGTTTAATGACTGGTTTAAAGTCAGTTTTGTATAAGTTTGAACGTCAAAAAGATAGAGATCCCACTCTGTGCTATTATCGGCATATGCAGCATCAGTTAAACTATAAGAGTAAACTCTTGCCTCACCGATCTCAACAGTTGGTGCTGATGATATTACTGTCGATGACTTTCTTTGACTATACAGTTTTACTGTATTATTATTGTTGTTGACTCCAAGGAAAGGAGTTCCAGCAACATTATTAACCCTCATGAGGGTTCCAAATTCAAACGGAATTAGAGACTGAGAAATGTTTTCTTTGTCTCTTGGTTTTTCTACGTCTAATATTGTTGTAGAAACCGTTTCAATGTCATATCCTCTAACGTATGCCTTTCCTGCAGAAATCTTTACACACGCCAAATCGTCAGATGGAGTGTTTCCTTGATCCGTTACTTGACTGGAAGTAAATACACCCTCGTTAGACAGGTTATCGTTTAAAGACTCTTTTACTTCTACGTTAAATTTGCCAACAGAGTAGTCTCCCGACTCTTCAAATGTTCTCTTGGCAAAATAATCTCTAATCAGATTATATTCTGATTTGTTTTGTAACTTTTTGATTTCACCATTATCAACTCTAAGTAACTCTACAAAGTTCTTATCGTTATAATTGGTTAGACTCTTTTTAGATAATCTTGTGGAAATTTTTAATCTATCTGCACCAGGTGCTGCATAGTTTGAAAATCCTTTAGCATTATCATAAAGGGAATTATCGTCTTTGGCAGTAACAAGATCTTCTGAAATTGTTAAACCAACTCTATATGAGGGAGAAGAACCATAAGGATCAAGAACAATTTTATCAGACGCTACACTTACAAAGGTTCCTCTGATAAAATATACACCTTCCCCAATTGATGCTGCAGATCCTCTTCCACAAGCATTTTGCGAAATGAGAGTTGCTACAGTATCACCAGCATTGATAGTTGTATTTCCATAAGTGAATGATTCTTCAATAATCAGAATCTCACCGTTATCAAAATATGCTACCTCATTATCTGTTCCTGATCTCAAATATTTTACAAACAGTGTAAGATCAGTGATTCCGTCTACTTCCGAGATCTTAAGATATTTGTCTACTACTGCGACAATATCAGAACTTACTCCTCTAATTCTCTTACCAACTAAATTGTCTGCATAAACAGTAACGTCTATGCCAAGGTGTTGAGAATTTATCTTTACAGAATAATACTCAGAATCATAATTAATGTTCCCTGGGATCACCATTGATCCCTCTTTGAACATATGACTTCCGAAGGACTCTACCTGATTTTGAAGAATCGATTGTAGAGTTGTTAATTCCCTAGCTTGAATAGGGTATCCTGGTTTGAATAAGACCCTATAGAAATTATCGTTCTTATCAAAGTCGTCATAATAGGGGCTTATATTGAGATTCGTTTTTTGTGGCATTTTTTAAAATTCCAGGATAATTTTAACGTCTTCTTTTTGTCTAGAATTTCTTGAGATCACGGGACGGTTATCAAGATAGATTATATCTCCCGACCCTTTATTTATCTCAGCAGAGGCAATTCCGTTTGTAAACTGGGTTCCTAAGGAAATAATTTTATTTCCGGTTGGATTAGTTGTGATACCGGTGAATCCAGTTTCAATTGATCCAGAGAAACCTCCAGAAGTTGTAACTGCATTTCCACTCGATTCAAAGTCATAAACTTTAGAATCTGTAGAAACACCAACATAATCTGTTGAATCATATGTAGTTTGATTCAAGAACAAGGTTCTTTCTTGGAAATACTTGATAATTTTAGTTTCAGAATCGTATGAAACAACAAATCCCTTTGCTGTTCCATTTGTAACTGTCTGACTGATTCTATCGCCAATACTTGGTGTTCCAGTTACCGAAGAAAACTTAAGAGCACCAAGAGAAGAATACTGATTCTCTGTGAATAATGAAGTTGATCCAATTGAAGTTGGATTCTTAACGACTCCTATCTGAGAGAAAGTCGTATCGATTGGGAAATCTCTTGTAGAATCATCAAATCTTGCATACAGAAGAACTTTATCCGATCCAAGTTCTTTATAAAGATCATATCCATGACCTTTAGAGGGGGGAATGATAGGAATCAGTTTTGCTCTAGTTGAAGCATTTGCACTGATTGATCCCAAATCAACAATTCCATATGTATAGTTCTTACCGCCAGCAGAGACTACTGCGTTGGTTATTCTTCCAGAACTA